TTCTCCCTTCGTGTTAATTTGGATGACCTACAGAACACCAGATACATTGTGGAGACGCTTGAAAACTTAAAGCCTGCACACTTGGCTTACAAATTCACAAGCGTTCATCACACAGACGTTAACGAAATAAAAGATTATCATAACCGGCTCACACTGCGCAGCAGAGTGGGTTTTTTTGATCACATCCCGATTCTGCTGAATGGAGAGTTTTTACTTAATGGAACTTTTTATTTGAGCGGATCGCGCAATTCAACAGATATTCCAGTGCGCTTCCGGCAATCTTTAAAATTGGCCATAAAGCTCAAAAAAGAAATGAAAGTTCTTGGACGAACAAGATATGTCATGGTAGGAGCCAGAAACGAAACGGATCAACAAGCAGCTCTCACGCTTCGATCTCGCTTTAATCATGTTAGGAAAGAAAAAAAGCAAATGACATTCCGCATGGCTGCTCATGTATCAAATGAGCAAAGCGGAAGTGTAATCATTAGGCAGAAATATTGGACGCTTGATGGATCGGTACCGCTAGACGGTTCAAAATATCTAGCTGCCACGTCCAAACAAATAGATTTATAAAGGAGGATCATAATGGCTGATCAATTAACCGTTACAACGCTTTATGCTCGGCAACAAATGGCCAAGGCTAGAGCAGAAGGAACGAAGCTCACAAAAGTGGTTAAGATGGCTTTTGGGAATGGTGGAACTAAGGACGGAATACCAATTTCTCTGGATGGAACTGAACAAGAATTAAAGAGTGAACTTGTTCAAAAGGAGATTGATTCATACGAGTTTATGGAGCCGGCGAAGATCCGGTACACATGCACCATCGCTGAAGGAGAGCTTGCTGGAGAAGTGATCAACGAATTAGCTCTTGTTGATGAAGATGGAAAGTTTACGGCCATCCGCACCATGACAGACAAGCAAAAAGATGGTGACATTGAATTCATTTTTGAGATTGATGACATCTATTAAGAAAGGAGCGATCATTGATGGACATTAAATCTCCTAAAGTATTTGAAACAAGTGATAAAGCTCATGCGGATTTGTTCAATGACATGGTAAAGGTATTACTTGAAAATGATTCCGGACTACTTGATCAGTTTGCAGATCACACAGGTGATACCAAACCACATGCATCTGAAGCAGAGAAGAAAAAATGGAATGAATCGCAGATATATAAAATCACAGCTGATGACGGCAAATACTTGATCTCTGTTCCGGCTGACGGAAGTATTTTTGATGCGATCAAGGACAAGGGAACCTGTACTTTTATCGCTTCTCCAGGTGTAGAAGATTCCCCTGCACCTAGTAACGCCTATTTGAGAGGAATACAGACTGTTGGCCAAAACAATATCGGAACTGGTTTTGCGGTAGATACGTCAGGTAATGCGTATTACTTCTACTATAATTCTAGCCATATATCTATCACATGGAAACAAGTTTTAACAGTTGAGGATATGGTAAAGAGCACTTTTGTTGATACTTATGATCAAGATAATTCATCTGTTTCAGCCGCTGAAAATGTCGCAACAAAGCTTGTTTTTGGGGCGACACGAGCGGACGACTTAGCCGAGTACAATCGAATACGTTCTGAGATTACTTTAAAAAATAACGGACTATATCTAATCAGACTTTATGTCACTAGCAATAATATTACAGTCGGATCAGATAATATCTTAGCTTGTTATGTCAATGGAAGTGAATACCAGAGGTTTGGAAACTGGAATCCTACAACAGCTTCAAGTACGTGTGTGCTTTATTTATTACAAAAATTTAAAGCTGGCGATAAGGTAACTTTCTACATCACACCTAGAGGGACAAACAAAAAAATATCAATAAACACTGCTTATGTAACGATGAGTTATTTGAGATAGGAGGGAAAAGATGAATAAGGCACTAGCGATTAAATATTTATATCCAAATGCTGAACTAGGTAAGGATTTCTCTGTAAGAGATGACGGTGAAGGTCAATTCATAGACACCTGGGCATTAGAAGAGTCTATCCCTTCTGATGAAGAGTTGGAGTCTGCTTGGCAAGAGTACCTCAAACTAGACAATGAACAGCCTATGACTCAGGTCGAAAAGCAATTACTTCTAATTGGAGAACAGTTAGCGAAAGAAAAAATTGCTCGTCAACAGGCAGAAAGAGTAAATGCAATGTTAGGACAGCAGCTTGCAGAAATACGAATAGAAATTCTTAAATTGAAGGGAGGGTTTACAGATGAATCTTAATTTTTGGGTGTTAGCCCTATTTTATAAATGGGCCACAACTGCAATGGTTAAACAAGCAATTTCCTTTGATGACTGCTCTATTCACGATTTAGTAGAGGGCGTTCAAGAGGAATATGTTACACATGATCAATACAAAGATATAACCGGTGAAGAATATAAAGAAACGCCAGAAGCCGAGTAGAAAGGCTTTTTATTTTGCCTTCTTTAAGGGGGTGATTAAGTGAGGAGGTAGGTGAGTATGGTGGAAATGGATTTGACTCAATATTTGATGACACAAGGACCCTTTGCGGTTCTTTTTTGTTGGGTATTGTTTTATGTTCTAAATACAACAAAGGAAAGAGAAAACAAGCTCAATGAACAAATCGAAGCGCAAAATGATGTGTTAGCAAAGTTTAGTGAGAAGTATGATGTCGTGATCGACAAGCTCGATAAAATTGAACGGAATTTAAAATAATAGGAGGAAACAATTATGAAAAACTTCGACAAAGGCACTGTGATCCGCACGGTGCTTCTATTTATGGCATTAATCAACCAAACTTTAATTATTTTCGGTAAACCAGTTTTACCGATTGAAGAAGATCAAATCACATCATTGGCTGAGACATTATATCTTGCTGGCTCAATGATCTTCACAATCGTAACAACCCTTGCCGCATGGTTCAAAAACAACTATGTGACTGAGAAAGGGCAGCAGCAGAAAGAAGTTCTAAAACAAAAAGGATTAACGAAGTAAGGAGCTGCCAAGAGGTGGCTCTTTTTATATTAAATTGATCAAAGGAGACGATGAACGTGGTAAAAATCATTAAAGATTTTATTCCGAAAAGCAACAAGAACCGTCCTGGTAACTACATGAAACCTTTATATATTACGGTTCACAATACTGCTAATACTAAAAAAGGAGCAAACGCAGCGAGTCACGCTGCATTCGTCAAAAGGTCTAGTACAGCGGTGAGCTGGCACTTTACTGTGGATGAAAATTGTATCTATCAACATCTGCCGTTAAACGAAAACGGATGGCATGCAGGAGATGGTCGGGGAACCGGAAACATGAAGTCAATTGGAATTGAGATTTGTGAAAACGCAGACGGCAATTTTGAAAAGGCGGTAGAGAACGCCCAATGGCTAATTCGTCAGCTGATGCAGGATCAAGGCATTCCATTGGCAAACGTTGTGCCTCATAAGAGATGGAGCGGTAAACAATGTCCACGAAAGCTGCTTAATCGCTGGGACAGCTTCAAGGCGGGTATTGCAACCGCTCATACAGGGAAAAAGGCAACATCGAAACCTGTGAAAGCGACACCTGTCAAAAATACACCTTCCAAGCCAAAAGCGAGTAAGCCTAAAAAATCGTTTAACTTGCCATCTGGAATCCTTAAAGTGACCAAGCCTTTGACAAAAGGCCCTCAAGTCAAAGCCATACAACAAGCCTTAGCATCAATTTATTTTTATCCTGATAAGGGAGCGATCAATAATGGAATCGATGGGTACTACGGACCAAAAACAGCGAATGCGGTCAAACGATTCAAGTTGAATCAGGCAGGCATCGCTAACGAATTTGTGAACCAGCAACATGAGTGTCAAAATAAATACGTTAGATAACATTGGCAAGAAGTAGAAGAACTTTAAGCTTGAGCGCATAATAATAAAGTATTCCAATTTTATTATTTCAAATTTGTTTAGAAGCTTCTACGATGGGAAATATTGAATATAAATGTATTAAAACTGATGAAATCGAACGAAGCATGTGTTAATATTAGGTGACAGGGAGGTTGATAATATGACAACTAACGGCCTGAGAACCAAAGCACGATTGCTTCGCGATAATTTAAACGATGGAGTGATCGCTGTGAAAGAAAAGAAAACCGTAGAAGAGATGGAAAGAGAGTTAGGCCTTGATAAAGTTGTTCCTGCTAGTCTAGGCACAGAGAATGAGGTTGACGATTCTGACTTCTTTTCCAAATGGTACGAAGAGGAGTTGCGAAATTTATATGAAAAATGA